GGGACGTACACCAGCGTCTGCAGCGACTGTTGACGCAAAAGAAAAGGCCCCTACTGGGGCCTTGGCTGGTTTGGCTTGTGCAGATTGCCACACAGTTTTGCATGTTCGTGGTGCCCCGGGCCGGAACCAAAAACCTAGCAAACACGCCACTTTTCACAAAAACTGGGGGAATTTTGCGGGGATAAAATCGCTATCAAACCCCACCACCAACGGCACGCCAACACTGCTCGGCATAAGCCCGCAGGTATTCTAGTTTTCTGGCGTCTTCCCCGATGGCTTCTCGGTGGTCGAGAACACGGCGTTGTACGTCTGGATCGAGTTCGACGGTGTCATGGCCCACGCTGCCGGCGCCTGGATCGCCGGCCCCGTGACGACCTTCGCCGGCGATGAGGCGCACCCCGCAAGTGCCATCAGCGACACAGCCGCGCAGGCGGCGTAGCTCTTTCTTGTCATCTTCCAGTCCTTTCCACGCTTTCGCGTCAGCGGTTGAAATGGCGGCATTCGCTGCGCGCCCGATGGCCATGACCTGCTCTGCCACGGCCAGGGCCTGACGGTCGCGCTCGGCCAGCTCTGCGGCGTGCTGGCCATCCAGGCGCAAGCCGTTGACCAGCCAGCCAGCACCAAAAGCCAGCGCAGCACCCAGGGCGATGCCCAGCAGCTTCGCCTTATCGAGCATGACCACCCTCCACGCCACGAATGGCAATCGTGCTGAAATGCCCATCACGCCCCCAGTCGCGGCACAGCTCGGCCGTGGTGGTGCGCCGGTCGACCAGGCCAGGCAGGCGCACGCTTTGGCCGTTGACGGTGCCGCGCACCCACCGGGGCATCTGGGCGCAGGCGGCGTCCAGATCGCCGGCATTGGCCAAGGCCAGCAGCGTGCTGCCCTGCACGGCCGGCGCGCCCAGGTTGTAGATCATGTCGATGAAGCTGGCCTGCACCCACACGTTGTAGGCGCCCCAGTGCTTGAACATGCGCTTGGCTGCGCGCTCGGCCTCCAGGTACTTGGGCAGCTCCAGCCGGTAGCAGTCGTCTTTGCTGTAGTAGCGCCCAGCCACCACCCCGGGCCCGGTGACGCCGTTGCACACGGTCAGCGGCTGCCCCTTGCCCAGCTTGTCGACATAGGGCACGCCGATGTGCCGGCCACTGCTTTCGTAGTGAGCGCCCAGCTCCATCGCCAGCTGCACGGCCTGACTGGGCTTGGCGGGCTGGTCGACCGCCACATAGGTGGTCGCACCCACGGCAAAACCCAACGCCACCTGCAGCAACTTGTTGCGCAAGATTGCAGGCACCTTGCTCATCGCAGCCCCCTCCAGGCGCTCCACGCCGTGACGCAAGCCGCCCCAAAGGCCACGATGGCAGCTGCCGGCCGCGCCAGCTTGCCCACCCAGTTGAACACCTTGATGGCGCCCGTCATGGCGGAGAAGAACTCCAGCAGGTCAGCCAACTGCTGCTTGAGCTCATGCAGCTCCTGGCGCGTCTTTCCCAGCTCACTTTCGATTGCAGCCATGCGCTCACTCCCCTTGTCGAAACGCTGATTGATTTGCTGCCGCGTCACTGCCGGCAGTTCGTCGCCCCAGTCATCCATACCCCGCCCTCCTAAGAAAAATATTCATAGACATCCACACGCCCGCCCGTCACACCACCCTCAAGGTCAACGGCAAACTGGCTGAGCGACTGGCCGCATCCGTGACGGTGAGCGTGAAGGTGTAGTCCCCAGCGGGCATGCCCGGCCCCGAGACCACCACGTTGGCCCCCGACAACGAAGCGGCCCAGCCAGCGGGCAACGCGCCGCTGGTGACAGCCACGCTGGTGGCCGCGCCACTGATCACGATGCCGGTGTTGTTGCTGTAGGCGACACCTGCGCTGCCCGCCGGCAAAGATCCGCGAATGGTCAAGGCCGGTGCTGGTTGCGGGTAGTCGGAGGGCGCTTGCGGCACGTAGCCATTGACATGGATGCGCGCACCGATGACCAACTTGAACTCATCGATCCGCCCATCAAAGAAGCACTCATAGGGAGAGGCGGTGTTTGCAAAACGGCCTATGCCCGCGACACCGGAGATGGTCATGTCTGCGCCCAAGCGGCTGTCGGTGTTCTCGGCACCGAAGGCACCATTGACGCCTGCACCAAAGCGTGCGGACTTTCTGTAGGCAGCGGCAAACTGCCAGGTATTGGCGGCCACCACTGCGCTGGAAAACGCCGTCGCCCCAGATCCGCTCCACGCCTGAAAGTCCAGCGCCACGCGGCCGTCGGTGTACTTCATGAACATCAGACGCGGCGTGGTGCTGGCGACACCCCCCGGGTTTTTGCTCCAAATGCCCTGCACTGTGGCGCTGGTGACGGCAGCAGGTTTGACAAAGGCGCTCACATCGAAGTCTTGCGTGCCAATCAACCAACCCGACTCGGCGCCATAGGCATAGTCACCGGCCCCATCCAGCAGCAAGCTGGCCGAGCCGAACTTGGGAGCGCTGGCGCTCAGCCTGGCATCGCCATAACGCGTCCAAGCCCGGCCGGTCGCATCCACCAACGATGCGCTGCCATCCGCGCCGTCAAAGTGCATCAGGCAGGCGATGGTGCCCACGCCAATCGTGATGGAACGCTGGGTCACCGTGGTGCCATCCGTAAAGCGCAGCACGGCCGTGTAATAGCCGTTGGCGGCATTGGCCACACCGGAGATCACGCCCGTGGCAGCATCCAAGTGCAAGCCGTTGGGCAGCGTCCCGGAAAGCACACTCCACGACCCCGGGGTAGCCTCCGTCAGTTTGGCGGCGTAGCTCTCCAGGTTGACGGCACCCGCAACGATGTTGGCAACAATGGCCGAACCAGTGCGGCGCATGCCGGCCGCCACAATCCCCGGCATCATGGCGCCGCCTTGGTGCTGCCGAAAACGTCGGCAGCGCTCGCACTGACAAACTTGACGGTCACGGTGTCCCCTGGCTCCAGCACCAAGGTGCCGCCTTTGGGCGCCGCCAAAGCGATACCGGAGCCGGTCAGCGTCACATCCCCACTGGCTGCGCGGTTTGCAATGTGCACCTCATCGCTGGTGGCAAACCCCTGGGCCACGTCAAAGCTGGAGGTTTTGGCGCCGGTCGCGCTAAAGCGCAGATACCCCCCAACATCGTCCAGCGTCACAGCGTGACTGGTGGTGCCAACCGCCACCACAGGCGCCACAGCGGGACCGGCCCCACCTGCCTGCACATAGCCATGCACCCCGCCACGGCCGGCGCGGTGGTCTTCCACCGCCAAGACCGTACTGACGCCGGTGGTGAGCTTGTAGACGCGCGCATGGGCATCCAGATCGGACCATGCGGCATCGCTGCTGCTCACGCTCACAGCGCCTGTGGCACGTTCCACGGTGACATACAGGGTGCTGCTGGCTGTCAGGGCCAGCTCTGACGCCGCGATGGCAAAGCCCCCCCAGCGCCCTCCCAGGTAGCCCCAGGTCAACCCGGTCGTGGTGGTGGCGTCTTTGGCGTACACCGCCACGTGCCCCAGCGCCTCGAAGTTTTCATTCACAGGCACTTCGGGGCTGTCTTGCGCCGGCTGCCATTGCTGCAAGTTCATGTGCAAGTCCTCTCAATCGATGTTTCATAGCCAGCGCCCACCACCGCCGACAACTGCGCCACGGCAAAGCGCAGCAACTCCCCACCCGCCAAACCGTCAGCGGCGCGCATAGCAGGGCTGTAGACCAGGTGCGGCGTGCTCACGGTTTCCGTGCGCAGCAACGTGCTGCCCTGCCAGACCTGCAACCGATAGCTTTGCGTGGCCTCCCCCACGGGCACGACAGGGGCCATGCCGCCATAGCGGTAGGCCAGGCGGGTGCGGCGCTGCCAGGACAGGTGCACGCCGGCGCCGTCCACCAAACCACGAAGCCCTGCCGGGCTGAACGGCTTGAGCGCAACACCGGTGTCAGTGAAGGTGCGAGGCGCAGCCGCAGAAAGCAGCTTGGAGCTGGTCTGCGCCTTCAGCTGCATGGCACGCTGCATTTCATTGACCTGGCTGGCACGTCGGCGCAAGGCCTGGCCCAGCAGCACGCAGCGCTCGTTGGCGATGTGCCCATCAATCGCCCACTCCGTGCCCCTGCATCCACGCAGCAAGCTACTGATGCGGTAGGTGTAGGTGTGCGTGGCCACGTTGGCAGCGAGCAATTCCGCATGCCGAAATCGCACCACCTCGGAGCCGACCAGCAGGGCGTTGATGGCTTCGTCCAGCAGCATCGCCTCGCGCGTACTGCTGGCCAGCATGCCCCGCACGACCACGGTCAATGTGCTGGCCTCATCGAACACCGCACCCCCACCCCAGCCCGGCAAAACGGTGCTGCAAGAGCCGATCACCGAGGCATCTGGCAGCGTCAGCAGCTCGGCGTAGTCCACCCCGTCCCAGCTCATGGCGACCACAGCCCCACTCCATTGGTCGGTCTCGAAGTTGATGCTGTCGGGCGCCGCCGCCAGATAAAAGCCTGGCGCGTCATCCGCATCCCGCAGCAGCGGAATGTCCAGTGCATGCCACAGCGTGTCGGGCACGCGGGCAGGCTCTTGCACGCTGATGTAGCCGGTGTCGGTGATGGCCGCACTGTCCAGCGCCCCTACATCGTCCAGGCAGCACTGCGCCTCGATCCGCACGCCCGCGCGCTTGATTTGCAACACGCGCAGGCGCAGCACGCGCCCGCTGTGTGACACTGCCTCAACAACATCCCCCCCTTCCAGGAAGGCGTAGCGCATCGGCAAGCTCAGCGTGGTGCTGTGCATGCTGGCAACCATGTCAAACAGCAGCGCATCGGCGCAGGCCTTGGCCTCTGCCGGATACATGCCCAACGGCAACTGCAGCGTCTGCGTGCTGGCCTGGCCCGTCACCAAGCGGTCGGAGAACTGCGTGTCGGCGTTGTAGTCGCCGGCCATGTTGGCGTAGGTCAGCGCAAGCTGTGCGGGCTGCTCCAGGTCGTTGCCCAGCTTCAGGGTGAGCGGGTCATCAGAGCCACCAGCATCGCTGGCAAAGCCCAGGTCCACGAATGGAATGCGCACCACGGGCGCGGTTGCGCGCGACCGAAAGACGATCTTGTCGGTGGTGCTGCATTCGAAAAAATAGGACTTTTGCAGCACCTCAAGCGCACTGCGCGTGCTGGCCACCTGGGACAGCGCCAGAGCATGCAAGGGCTTGGTCAGCGCTGCCAGCGCGCTCACATCGAAGTCCTGGGCGCTGTAGCCGGCGCGCAGCATCAGGCGGCGCACGGCATCGTCCAGCGCCTTGGATGGCGCATCCACAGCCTCGGCCGACACCCGCTGAAAGATGATGCGTGCGCTGGGGTCGCTGCCGGATCCGCCGTGGCTGATTGCGCGCACATTGCGCGCCCGCATAGAACGGATCGAGCGCGCATCGCACGCAAACGCAAAACTCTGGTTCACGCCGGAGACCTGCGTGAATCTCAGCACCCCGTCCTCAAAGCGGACATAGCCATAGGTGCTGCCCGAGGTGTTGCCGAACGGACCTGCCTGGGTCAGCGCCGCGTAGCTGCTGCCGTAAAACAGCCGGTGGGTGGCCTGCGCCCCGGCCAGATAGCCCGGGGTTCTGATGATCGCCACGATAGCGCCAGTGCCATCCAGAAACTCCAGATCGAATGCGCACACATCATTGGGCTCGGAGTCGTTCTTGGCATTGAGGTGGTACAGCGCATCAACATCGATGGCCACCGCCAGCGCACTATTGACCAAGCCAGTATCGCCAGCGGCCACCTCCGGGCCGTAGCCCAGAAAACGCATGGCCCCGACAGCACCAAACTCGGAGAAGTACGAACGCCAGGTCGGCTGCGTGAGATCCGAGACATCCAGGGCCGCGTGCACGTCGGTATCCACGCGCGTGGCCATGACCGCCACCAGCATGCTAAGCCGGGGGTCCACACTGCCGATCTCGAAGGTGAGGTTGGGAATGTTGCCCCCACCACCCAGGCCCAGGTTCTCGATCACCACATAGCCGCGGCCGCGATAGGCCGGGGCATTGCCCACCCCCACCGCAGCCTCATACAGCGGATCGGGCAGCTGATCGTCCGTGCCGTGATAAACGCGCATCTCCCGCCACAGGCCATCTTGGACAACGCTGTTGGCAAAGACCAGCTCATTGTTGAGCCAGACCCGCGAGACACCCGGGATCTGGTTCTCCGACAGCAAAATCATCAGGTCCACGCTGTAGGTGTACGAGGTGGAAGAAGCCCCTCCGCCACCGCCCTTGCCACCCTGGCGCTGCGTGTGCTTGTGCTCACGCCGGTTGCTGGCCCAGATGATCTGGCCGGCAATCCGTGGGCCGCCCGTGACCCAGGGCACGGTTTCGCCATAGTCGGTGCCAGTGATCTTGAGGTCTTTGAGGCGCGGGCCTTCCTGGTGCTGGGTTTCAGCCAGGGCATAAGCGCCCACCATGGAGCCCGCCACCCAGCCGACCTGTGCCCCTGCGGGGCCGCCGATCATGAAGCCGACTGCGGCCCCAACTGCCGATACAACAAGCTGCGCCATGGCTACTCCACCCGATACCGAAACGCCGCCACAAACCGCATGGCCGCACTGAACAAAAGCCGTGTCTCAATGACCCGCCCAGCAGCATTGCTGGCGTGGATGATGGACAAGCCACCGTGCACGTAGTCGCCCAGCACACCAATGTGCTGCGGCCACTTGTCAAACTCCACACACACCACGTCGCCAGGGCGCATGTCCGCACGCTCCACCCGCGTGAGCTGCTCTTCAAGGTGGTGCATCAAAGAAAAGCCGTCCGGGTTGCGGCTGTAGCCGCGCACATCGAACCCAGCGGGCAGGCCACCCACGGCATGGCCCACGCACACCACCAGGCCCACGCAGTCCAGGCCCACCCCGGGCTTGCGCGCCTGGTGGTGGTACGGCGTGTCCAGGCAGCTGCGCGCGGCCGCCAAAATGTCTTGTGCTTGGAGGGTGGTCATACGGGCTGGGTCAGGGTGTCAGGGCTGGGCCGGTGGGGCTCGCCCTGGAAATTGATGGCGTTGCCAAACTTGGCTTGGCAGTCCTCGGTCAGGCGCTTGCGGCAGCCGGCCACGGCGGTCAGGGTGTCACCCACGGCCACGGGCAGCACCATGGGCAGCACCAGGGTGACGGCGCCTGCAGCGGTGTGCGTGCGCACCTTTTGCGTCAGGCCCGCATTGGCACCGGTCAGCCAGGTCAGCAGCCCCTCACCCAGGTAGTCATCTAGAAACGGGGGCGGCTGCACCGGCTCAGGCAAGGGATCACCTGGCAGGGCATCCGGGTCTGGCGGAGGCTGCACCGGCAGCTGGGCGATCACAAAGCTGCGCTTGTCGGTCACTGCGGTCACGACCACGGCATGGGTGTGGTCCGCCAGATCCCGGTTGCACTGGCCCAGCCCCACCGCCCCCAGGCGGCTGCGGCAGGTCTTTTGCGAGACGATGCCCACGGACTGCTGCAGCTTTTGCTTGAGCCCACGCATCTCCACAGTGATGGTGGCGCTGCCCAGGGTGACTTCACCCAGCCAGCCGCGCATCAGGACTTCCACATCGTTGGCAATCGTGGGCAGCAGCACATCCCAGCGGTAGCGAAACAGCCAGAATTCGGCGTTCTGCCACATGCCGGCCAGCACCTCTTCGCGCACGAACAGGCTGCCGTCATCGAGCGTGGTGATCTCCAGGTTGTCGACGTTGAAGCCCGAGCTGCTGACCACCTCGCTGGCGATCAGCCCCTGCTTGCAGTCAAACACCTGCTCCAGCGCGTCCACGCCCCAGGGCGTGACATCCATCACCAGGGGCAGGTCGTGGCTGGTGAAGGCATAGACCTGGCCGTCCACCCGGCGGATCAGCAGGGCGGACGCCATGCACAGGCTGCCGCTGTCGTAGTGGGCCTGCAGGGCTGCGGGGATGGTCTTCATAGGCGCACCTCTTCCAGCTCGATGCTGACCCACTCGGTGATCAGTTGCGGGCCACCCAGAACACGCCACATCGCTGATGGGTCTTTAAAGGCCACAGGCACATGGAACTCTCCAGACCACACATAGGCATCCCCAGCCTGGTGACCTGCAATCACTGCGCGACCCGTGTTCACATCTGGCGTGATCTCCAACACGGATTGCGCTCCACTTCGTACCCGATACACCTTGCTGCCAGTGGTCAGCTTGTAGATGGGGCGCACAAACTGGCGCGAACCGAAGGTGTAGGTTCGGCACAGCTGCCAGGCATTGGCCACACCAGCCACCGGCGTGGCCGTGGTGTTGCCGGTGGTCGCCCGGAAATCAGACCAGTCCTTAAAGCGGAAGGCGTCCGCATCCCCACCCACCACATAGAAAAATGCACGCAGCGCTTCAAACTCTTGCTGCGTTCTGGCGGGGTGGGTAATGCTGTATTCATGCAGTGGGTAAGCCGCATCCCGATTGGAAATGCGCTGCCCACCGGAGGCGTAGGCCTTGCTGGTCAAAAACCGGGGGCCACCCTCCGCCTCACGGCTGATGTCTTCGGGGAACAAATGCTCAAAAAATGCCATGGCTGTCACCCGTTGCGGCTTGTGGCCGTCTGAATTTGGCGCCCCACATCGCGGCCAAACTGAAGTGCAGTGGATCGGTTGGCGCCTTGAGGCATCTGCACCTGCACATTGATGGTTTGGCTCTTGGATTCGCCACCACCGCCATGGGCGCGTACGCCAAGGTTGCCGTCAGGCCCGCGGGTGAGTGGCATGATGGCCTCAGGCCCAGCCTCGGCGAACACACCGGCGCCCTTGGCAAAGGCAAACAGCTTGGGGCTGTCATGCACCTGATTGCGGTACAGGCTCAGGCTGGGGCTGGCATAGACGCCACCCTTGGCATTGAGGGCCAATCCCTTGAGGTTCAGGAAGTTGTCCAACGCATCGCCAGGCATGGCGCTTGCGGTAGCAGCGACGGCCGACGTGCCACCAAATAAACCGATGCCGGCACCAATCAGGCTGCCAAGCCATCCCCCTCCAGAGCCGCCACCACCGGCCACGCCGATGGCGTTGCTGATCTGCTGCTTCATGATGATTCGCGTGATGTCCGCAACGATGCTGTCGCCCAAACTCCGCCAATCCACCTTTAATTTGGTCACGAGCGAAACACCCGCATCCTCCATCCCTTGAAAGGCGCGAGTAAATGCGTCCGCAGTCTGCTGGGCTACATTGCGGGCACTGCTGAGATAGTCTTCCATGGCCCGCATGGCGCCGTTCTGCCATACACCACGGGCAGCATCGATGCGCTCGTAGGTCTCGCCGTAGATGCGCACTTCCTGCTCTTGCTGCGCCCTGAGCAAACGCATGCGCTCCTGGAAATACGCCTCGTTCTCTGCCGTCCAGTTGCTGGCCGTGCCGCGCTGGTCCTCCAGGCTGCGCATCTGCTGGCTGTAGTTCTCACGGATGCTCAGCAACCCCTGCTCACGGCCTGCGCGTTCCTGACCCATGCCAACGCTGGCCACCTGCAAGTCAGCACGGTTTTGCAGCTGGATCACGTAGGCGTTGTAATTTCCGGTCAGCTGAGCCATGGCAGCCGCATGCTGCTGGATGGCCTTGGTGGCGCGCTGATCGGCCTCTGCCAGCTCGTTTTGCGTCTGGATTTGCTGCAACGCCAACTTGGCCCGTACATCGGTGATCTGCCGCTGCACATTCAGCGCATCCACGCCCTTGGTTTTTTCCTGCTCCAGCCGCTGCAGCTGCTCTTGCAAGGCAGTGGACTCCAGCCGTGCCCCCTCCTCAATCAAGGCGCGCTGCTGGCGGTAGTAGTCCTCCATGGTCACCAGTCCAGACCGGTACTGGATATCCAGTTGTTGCTTGCGCTGGCCCAGCAAGGCCTGCTCTTGCCGCAATGCAGACTGCAGCTCTGACAAGTCTGCGCGGCGCCCTGCAGCCAGCAAGCCCGTGCCACCACTGCTTTTGTCGGCATATTGCTTGCGAATGGCCGCCTCAGTCTTAGCAATCTGGGCAGGACTGAGCTGCGCATCGATGGCAGCAAGTTTGGTGGGGTCTGTCTCTAAGGCACGTGCAGCACGTACAGCATCCAGATTTTTACGGTAGTCAGTCAGGGCATCATTGAGCTGCTCTTGCTTGGTCTTGGCACGATCACTGGCAGCTGCAATCTTGTCAAAAGCTGAAATACCAGCATCTTGAATCGCTTGGTTCTTTCCCTGAGCCTGTGCTGCAGCCTGCTCTGCTTGCGTTTTGGAGCGTAGTGCTTGCTCTTCCTCACGCAAGCCAGCCAACCGCTGGCGCAACAAAGATTTCTCGCCCTCAGAAAGACCACCACGACCCCGTCCAGTTGCCGCCCCGCCGCCGGTCTCACCAAAGCCACTACCTGTCAGCAGCGCCCGCTCCACATTCGCAATCTCAGACTGCACCGCGCCCAGCTTCTCTTCGGGCGTGGCAGACCGCCCAATCCCCAAAATGGCATCCCAACCTTTGCGCGCCGCCGTGGTGATGGCATTCCACCCACGCTCGATATAGCCCAAGTTATCTGTGATGACCTTGGTACGAACGGTCATGGCGTCAGCGTAGGCGTTTTGCGCTAACGCAGCAGCGTCTGCTGCACGGCCTTCGTCTTGTAAAGCCTTGATCAGGGCCAATGTGGCGGTTGTCAGGTAGCCATATTGCTCATTGAGCTTGACAGACGCCGCCACCGGCGACTTACCCAACTCAACCAAGTCTTTCACAGTGTTTTTGACTGGAATGCCAACTCGCTGCTCCAGCTCCATAGCCGTTGCAGCAAATCGCTCCATGTTTTCAGCGCCAATCTTGCCTGAGCCAGCCAACTCAGCAATTGCGGCCGAGGCAGCGCTTTGCGTGTAACCCTGACCTGATAAGGCCCGCGCCATATCCGCCAACTGGCCAGCAGTTGTGCCGGCACGGTTACCAGTCATGAGCAACGCCTGATTAAAGGCGTCCATTTCTTTTGAGCCTTGGTAGTACGCCACGCCCAACGCAGCAATACCACCAGCCAACAAAGTGACTGGATTGATCAAGCCCAGCAAATAGCCACCCAAAGCCTTGGCTGCAGGCACTATGCCGCCAAACATGTCTTTGAGCTGACCACCTTGCTGCAGCAACACCGTCAACGGCGCCTGCCCACTTTGCAGTGAGACCACAATGTCCGTGAACTGCGCGGGCACCTGGCGCAAAGCGGCAGCAGTTTGTGCCGCGCTGGCGTTCATGGTGCCCAAGCTGGCAGCCGCTGCCCTGGCACTGGTCTGGCTGGCAGGCCCCAGTGCACCCAAGTCAGTGCGCACATCCCGCAGGCCCTGTCGTACCTGGGCGGTGCCCTCCAGGGCCAAGGTAATGCCAATCGGCTGCATCAGCGCCCCCCTGGTTCAACGCCGAGCGGCTTTGCGCTCCCGCTCTTTTTCATCGATTTCGCGCTGCTCTGCATACACAGCAAGCGCTTCATGCTCACAACATTGGAGCAATTCATAGATGTTGGCGCGCTCGTCCGCAGCCAGACCTGCCACATCTGCCAGGTAGGCCAGCACATCCGCAACCCGCAAGCCAGTGCGGATGCCGCCGTCGCTGTGCCACATGGTTTGCACAGCGCACCAGTGCCCCCAAACCACCGCATTGCAGCGCCACAGCCTGTAAGACTGAGGCGCTGCATGGGCTTGCGCTTGAGGCACCAACTGGGCCAGCTTGGCCAGCGGATGGCTGGCATCTTGGCTGGATGACTGGTTGTGCTGGTTGCGGGCATCACGGAACCTGTCTTCAATGCTCAGGCGGACGAGCGCGGTGAGTTTTTTGCGCGGGCCCCCGCAAACTCGCAGTACGCCACCCAGATCAGGTTGCACAGCCCCGGGATGCGCAGCAGCTGCTTGAGCGCGGCATTGCTGAAGGGCACGTCCTGCCCGTCTTTGGCTTTGACTCCGTCCCAGCCCATGGCCAAGCGCTCGACCAGGCCCCGCACAGTGATCTGGACGTTAGAGAGTTCCTTATCAAACTGGTCCTGGTCCATGCGCTGCATGTCCATCTCGAAATGGAACTCGCGCTCACGGCCTTCCGCGTCAAAGATTTTTCCTTTGACGGGGAAGCGCACGGCATCATCAATTTGAATCTCGATCGCCATACGCTTGCCGCCTTACGCTGCCACAGGAGTGGGCATGCCTTGGCATTCCACCTCGACCGGGGTTTGCACCACGCCCTGGGCCTGGCCAGTTGGCACGCCAGTAGCTGCAGGGGCGCCCACTGCCAGAATCTTGGGGCCAGTGCCAAAGCTGAACATCACCACGCGGTTGCTCTTGGAACGGTGGGCCTTCACGCATTCCTTGAAGCCGGGGTCGCCCAAGTCAAACAGATTGGTGAAGCTGAAGGTCACAGGGTTGGCCACCGTGGCACGGCGCTTGCGCAGCAGGCTATGGATGGTGGTCACATCGGCTTTCTCAAAGTCGCCGCCGCTGGCACTCACGTCCTGAATACTGCGGAACGATGCCCCCATGGTGGCAACCACCGCGCTGGCATTACCCACCAACGCCGTGTAGTCGGAGGTGTCCTCGCCCTTGAGCTTGAAGGTCTTGGCCGTGGTGTTGAGCGCATCCACGATAAAGGCACGGTCTTGCAGCTCAATCATGCCGTTGACCTCCTTGATCCACAGCACCGCTCCATCCACCAGCCCCTCAGGCGCCGTACCCTCATAGGTGCACACACCCTCTGCAGCCTTGCTGATGTCGGTGATGCTGATTGCTGCGCTCACTGCCGTAGAGACAGAAACGCCAACATTCGTCCAAAAAATCGGGTCCATAACTACCCCTTTCGTCAAATCAAACTTGCGGCACCAGCGGCGTGCCGAACCAAAAAGCTAGCTGTGGCACAGGCGGTTTTCTCGCCGTCCACGTCGTAGTCCCAATCAACACCAGCAAGCTGCAGCCCACCCACAGTGCGGCCCAGGGTGGCGTCCGCCAGCAATGCCGCGCTAGCGTCTGCCAGCAGTGCATCCAGCGCGTCCTCTACATCCAGGCCAACCCGGGCGCGCGCATACAACTCCACATCCAGCGCCGTGTTCCAAATGCTCCAGCTATTGACCCCGGCTGCAGCATCACTGCGCGCAGTGCGCACGCGCACTACAACAGCGGTAGGCATGTCTTTGGGGACCACGCGGGCGCGGTTGCGGAAAACGTTGGGGCTGACCCCGGCTGCCTGCAGCTGCTGCTGAGCAGCCTTGACGGCCCGGGCAAAGGCGGTAGAACGCACGGGTGCGACATCAGGCATGCAGCACCTCCAGGATCAGCAGCGTCAAGCCAGTGCCATCGGCCTGCGCGTCTTCCACCGTGAAGTGCTGTCCATCAACCTGGGCCGTCATGCCACGCACATTGACCGGCACCTGGCTGCTTGGCAGCAGCAAGGTAGGCTTGGAGGTGCCCATGCCAAGCTCACCCACCTCGCCCACCGCATAGGCATCATCAAAAATGCCGTGAACGGTCACCCCACCCAGCACTGCCACCTGGGCAAAGTGCTGGGTGTTGAAGAAGGGCGCGGTGATGAGCTGCAGCATGGCGGCTTACGCGGTCAGGATGTCCGCGAAGGTGGCGAACGATTCGGTGTTGCGCACCGCGATGTCCACGTCTTGCAGCGCAATCACGCGCACGGCGCCGCTGGTGCCCAGCGTGGTGGTGTCCACTGTCAGGTCCAGCGAACCCCACATGCCGATCACCAGGTCTGCCCAATTGCCAAAAATGGCGGCAGAGCAGTTGTTGGCCGTGCCCTTGGTCAGATTACTGGGCATGGCGTTGGTAACGGCGCAACGGTAGCCGTTCAGCGGCGTGTCGCCGTTTTCCCAGATGAAGCCGTTCTGGCCGCTGACCTTGGAGGTGGTCTTGAGCTTGCCGCGCACCTTGGCGTTGGTCAGGTAGGCCAGCGTGCCCACGTCGGCGTTCGCCACGCTGACTGCGGTTTCCAGGCCCACAATGTGCTCCCAGGTCGGTGCAGCACCATTGGTCCCACCCAACACGGTCGGCGTGGCAACGTGGCCACCCAGAATGCCCTTGGGGCGGTCAGCTGCATGCACCAGGCCAGCCTGCTGGATGGCCAGGCCCAGCACGGTGGCCAAATCGTTCTGCACCATGCCTTCCACGTCGATGGAAGACTGCAGCAGCAACTTGCGGCTAATGTCCGTGAAGGCGCCCACCGTCTTGGGCGACATCAGCACTTGGCCGATGGTCTGCCCCGACTGTGTGGGCGATCCATCTTCCGCCACCCAGTAAGCAGTGGCCGCACCAGTCTGCTTGGGGATGGCGATATCGCCCACCAGGCCAGACAGCGTGACAGCGCCCATGTTGTTGATCACCATGGCATTGCGCAGCAGGTCGATGAAGCTGCCACTCAGCAGATCCGTTGCCACCAGGTTGCCGCCCTTGCTGGCAGTACCCTTGACCAGATCGGAGGCACGCACCACGTCGTAAGGCAGCATCAGGCCCCGCGCCTGCTTGCCCATCTTCTGGGCAGCAGCAGCTGAGGCTTCAAACTCAAACGCCGCAGCGCTGCGCGCATTGGCATCGAGCGGATTGGCCAGCGCATGCAGTGCGCGCACCACGGAGAAACGGCGCACTTCCTGATCCGTCATGCCGATATCGGCGGTGGGCTTGGGCTTCGTGGCCAGGTGGCGGATCAGCTCACCCTGGAACTGGTCCACGGTCAGGCCACGCTGAATGGCGTCGTTCGCCAGCTCCACGCCGCCGGGCACGCTCTTGCCCAGGGTGGCGATTTCCTTGGCGTGGTCACGCTGCGCAGGTGCAGCGGGTTGCGCGGGCGCGGCAGTTGTAGCTTCAGTAGTCATGGTTCGGGTTTCCTCGGTTGGAGAAGTGGTTGTGCTGGCAGCAGCAGGGGCAGCCGGGGCTTGTGTGCCGCTCAAGCTGCGGCCGACACCCACCGAGGCATCGGCGGGCACGCTGACCAGGCTGATTTCGTAGGGCTCCCAGTCGGAGACGCGGTAGGTTTCCTGCCCATCGCGTTCTTCAACCAGCACGGCCCGGTGGATGAGGTAGCCCACAGAGACGTTGCGGCGAATGCCGTCTTTCACGTCCTGCCACACCTCTTCTGCGCGAGCGCTTTTCCCAAAGCGCACCACGGCGCGGGCAATCCGGTCCGCACCGATCTCGACAGACTCGACAACGCCCACCACATCACGGGTGTTGTGGTCGCACAGCAGGTTGGCACCTGTGCGCAAACGACCTTGGCGCATGGCAGCAGTGCTGCATTCCAGAATTTCGTTGCCCCACCAACGCTCCACCGGGGTTTCGCTGGCAAACGCCAACGTGACGGTGCGAGCCTCTTCATTGATGGCGCCACGCTCCAGCTGCAGGCTGCGCACGGCCTTGCCGTCCTGCAGGTTGCGCAGCAAGCCAGCGGGCACGGCGGCCTCGGTGGCTGGTGGGGTTGCGGTGCTTTGGTCCATAGCCCGCATTGCACGGCCCAGGCGGTGCAATCTCTAAGGGGTTAGATTGCACCAGCCGCCATAAAAAAACCGCCTCGCTTTCGCCAGGCGGCAAGGGCTGGTGGTTCCCGGCACCAGCCAGTGGAGACAACCGGTATCAGCCAGCACCCGGCGCCGCCGCGGGCGCATCGGCAGTGCTGCGCGAGGCCCCAGGCGTTGCGTCGTATGCGGGCAACGGCACACCCAGCTCCGCTGCCTGCTTGCGGGCCTGGGAGATGGCCTCCAGGGTGCTGTCAAAGTCGTTGCCCATGGCAGCACACACGTCCTGCGGGCTTGTCAGGCCAGCGCGAATGCTGAAGATGTTGGTCTCTACATCGTTTTTGGGATCTACCCAGCCCCAACGGCGTGGCATCCACTCATGCGCGCGGAACTTGTCGATCTTGCTAGCGGGCAAGGCGCTGCCATTGGGCATGCGGATCTGTCCGGACAGCAGGGCCATCAGCAGCCAGCGCTGAAACACGCGCTCCATGAAGATGCGGATGAACCATTCCTGATCGGCCATCCAGCGGTCGCGCTCTTCCAGCACGCCGCTGCGGATGCTGGAGAAGTTCACCCCCTCCAGGTCATTGGCCAGGCTGTGGTAGGCCACGCGCCAGCCGCTGGCCAGCCGCTGCAGGGCAGTTTTGACGAAGGGTGCAAAGTTGGCCTCAGGGTATTTGCTCTCGCTGGCCTCCACGCTGTAGCCCGCCGGCAAGGTGTCATAGACGCCAGGCTGACTGACCATAATCTGCGGGACTTCCTTGCCATCGTACTGGCCCACACCATCAACGCCTACACCGTCACCGCCCCCCACCATTCCTGGCGGCGGCTCACCGGTCGGGCTAAAGATAAAGCCGTAGTGGTTGGCACCGTGCTCGGCCGCAAGAATGGCCGAGAACTGGAAGCCGCCCAGGTGGTGCAGGCTGAGCATGCCTGGCGCCATCCAGGGGATGCCGCGCACTTGCTCGGCATGGTCCACCTTGAAGCCATGGATCAGCTCTTCCGCCGGCACCCGCTCGCGCAGACGGCTGCGGCCGCTGTAGTCCTGCGGGTGCGCTGTCCAGATGTGCAGTGCCACAGGGCGGCGGTAAGCGTTGACTTCCACACCCATGATCACCATGTTGCCGGTGCGCGGCTCTACCCCGTTGTACTGCGTGTCGATGCGGTCCACATCGATCCGCTGCAAAGCGTAGTTGAAGGGGTTGCCCGCACTATCGCCGATCACCTCTCGCACCAGAAACTCGCCATCCGATGGCATGCTGCCCATCATGCTGGCGCACATATCGCGCAGGCTTTGCAGGCCGGTCACATCAGCCATCTGCCCCCAGCGCAGCCAGGCGGACTCGATGGCGCGGTTGGCCAATCGGTCCGGCTTGCCGGGCGCGTCTTCCACCCGCATCTGCAAACGCACGCCACTGGCGCCAATGATGTTGTCACCGCACATCCCGGAAAACTTCTTGGCGTAGTCGTTGTTCTTGTCCAGGTCGCGCCCGCGGGCGCGCAGCTTGTCAAGATCGCTGCGCAGCTCATTGTTGATGGCGGTGTTGGTGACCAGCCAGTCGGCCTCGGTGCGGCTGAGGCGCGCTGCGGCGAAGGCACGTTTTTCTCGCTTTGGCGCACTACGGGCACCAAAGGAAATGCGGGGGATCAGGTTGCGCCAGTTCATCGACGGAAGCTCACAAAAATGCGCCCGCCAGGGCCTTTGCCGGTGCGGCGCGCCTCTTCACGCGCGACTTCCTGCACCAGGCGGTCATGGTGTTGCCACAGCTCTGGCAGGCTGTACTGGGCCAAGCTTCGGCCGCGGATGGTGTAGCTGGCCACCGCAATGCTTTGCGGGTTGGCCAGATACTCTTTGACAGCATCCAGCGCCCGTCGTGCGGGGCTGCGCGCATCAATACCCTGGGCCAGTGACGGTGCCACGGTGCACAAACCCTCGGCTACCGTGAACACTTCGTCGCCCTTGCGCACCCGTGCGCGCCAGGTGTAGGCACCCGCCACCCAGGCGGTGGACTCTGTCGCGCTGATGTGCACATCAAACCCAGTGCCACCCGCATCGGTGGTTGCATTCACGGTCTTGACGCCTGATGCGCAGGCAAACAAATACTCCAGCGTCCACTCCGCCGGGGAATAGCCGTCCAGGGCTTTGTGCCAGCGGACGGTGTCGCCGGCGGCAAAGGCGGCGGGTTCAGTGGATGGGATTTCAAGCATGACCGTCATTGCCCCCTATTTCCTGTGCAATCTCTAAGGGGCTGGGTTGCACCAGCCCGCTGCGTCAGCTCTTGAGGATCTGGAAAATGCGCCGCCGGCCGATCCCGTACTTGCGCTCCAGATAGTCCAGGCGCTCGCCGGCCAGGTAGTCCCTGCGGATCTTGGCGTCGCGCTCTTTGCGCAGCTGGGCGGCACCTTCGGCAATCCACACCTCATCGCCGCCAAACACATCCCGCACCTGGCGGTCGATGGTGGCCATGATGGCGGCGCTGGTGCGCGGCGCCAGGGCCAGCACGCAGGCCAGCGTGTAGTTCACGATGTCATCGGACACGGGCACCTCATCCAGGCGCTGCAAGGCCTCGGGCTTGATTTCTGGCTGCTGAGGGTCGTTGGTCATCTTGAGGTCTCCCTGGTCGTCGTTTCACCAGCCCATGCGGCGTGCCTGCTGCGCACGTTGGCGCTGCCGCTGCATGGTCTGCTGGGGGTTGGGTTTGGCAACTGGCTGCGGGGCGGGCGCAGTGGGCGGCGGCTCTTGGTCGCCATCGCCGGCCGGCTTGATCTGGGCCAGCAGCTGTTTTTCGCGGTTGTCCCAGTCAATAGCGCGCATGCGGTGCAGGCGCAGCTCTGGGTGATGGGCCGCGGCGTAGCTGTAGACAAAGGTGTCCAGCGGCTCATTGCGAGCGCCGCGCTTTTTCTCGTAGCGGTTTTTGGCGGGGTTGTAGGTCTCGCTGACCAGACCGGCAAAGTAGCTGGGCTCGAGCTCATGGCTGAAGTGCGTCATGCGGTCCTCGGCCGCACGCTCGGCATCCACGCTCAGGCGGCCGAACAGCCAGTTCTTGGCGGCCACGGTGCCCACGTAGTACACCCGCACGCCCTTTTTATCGGTCACACCCTTGTAGGTCACGTCCAGCATGCGGGGCTTGCCCAGCACGGGGGCGTTGTTCTGGATGGCGCCCTGAATGGCCATGGGCCGGCGCACCAGCTGCTGGCGGACCCAGTGCTTCACATCCTCGGTGCGGTGCCCGGCCATGTCCTGGGCCGTGGCTTCCACGCGCAGCACCACACCATCCTGGCGCTGCACCGGCTTGTTCAGGTACTCGGTGGCCGCGGCGAAGGTGGCCGGGTCGGCCGGGTCACCGGGCAGCACGTGGTGATCCAGGATCCAGAAGGCCATGCCACGCCCCCAGCCGGTGAGCGTGACCTCCAGGCGGTTGTCCTGGGTGTCCACACCGGCGGTCACATACAGCACGCCCACGGGCGCATCGCGCAGGGCGTAAGGCTCAGCCCGCTCGGCGATCGCGTTGTGGCGCACGCTGCGCATGCTGGCGTCTTCCCAGGTTTCGGCCAACCGGTCATTGGTGAAGGTCTTGAGCTTGGCGGGGTCGCCCTGGGCATCCATCCACATGCGCGCCAGCTCCAGCCAGGTAGGGCCCAGGCCAAACTGGTAGTACAGGCAGTTGATGTGGTAGCTGCGCACGCCGGGCAAGGCGTTGGGGTTGCCAGGAATCCAGCGGCCCGCGGCAATCATGGCGGTCTTGTGGTGCTCTTCGATCAGGCAGCCTTTTTCTTGGCAGATGTATTTGGCAGATTGCAAATCCTCCGTCCACATCAGCCCCGACCACTGCAGGTGCTGCATGTGGCCGCAGTGCGGGCATGGCACGTGGTAGCGGCGCTGGTCACCCTTCTCAAACTTCTCTTCAATCCGGCTGCGCCCCTTTATCTGTGGGCTGCTGATGTAGACGCGGATGCTGGTGGCGGGGAAGGCCGAGGTGCGGCCGTCCAGCATTTCCACCGGGTCATCACCACCCTTGAGGTTGTTGGCAAACTCATCCACCTCATCGACCAGCAGCTTTTGCACGGTGGTGGACTTCAGGCGCGACGGGCTGCCGGCGTGCTCGAGGTACAGCTGACCTCCCACAAAATCCTTGAAGGTCTTGGTGTTGCTGGCATCGCGGCTGCTGACGCTGCGCAGCGCCTCGCGCACCGCCTTGGTTTCTTCGATCAGCGGGTTGAGCTTCTGGTTCACCCATTTGTCCATGCTCACCTCACCGGGCAAGCAGACCATGATCGGGCCCGGGGCCTCGGTCATAAAGTAGCCCAGGGCGTTGACCTCCACCTCGGTCTTGCCGAACTGGATAGGGAACATCAGCGACACATCACGCACCCCGCTCTTGCTGCTGCAGGCATCCATGGGCTCGCGCAGCGGTGGGTTGCGGCTGGTGCGCCACTGGCCAGCCAGGCTGCTGCCCTTGGTGGACAGCACTCGGTGCTTGTCAGCCCATTCGCTGACCAGCAGGCGCTTGCGCGGCGCAACGGCGCGGGCCATGGCGCGCAGGGCACGGGCGGGTGTGGCATAGGTCACGCGGCCACCCCCTTCTGGCGCTCCTCAATATCGGCCGCCAGCTTGTTGAGGGCTGCGGCCATCTCTGCCCGGGCGATGTCCATCTGCTCGCCCAGGATGCGCAGCACCTCTTCCTGGGGCTGGCCTGCCAGCATGGGGCCCACGGTCGCAGGCACGGCATCAAGCACGCCGGCCACTTTGGCGGCGGCATCGGCAAATGCGCCGACAGCCTCATCGGCCTCCATCAGCTCACCCACATCTTTGCGATATGCGGCCTCCTCCCGCAGGGCTGCGTAGTGTTCCTTTTTGGCCTTCGAATCTTGAAATTTATAGCTATCAGCGCTTGTACCACCTGCGTTAGCGCTTGATTCTTCTGATTTATCATTTTCAGCATGGGACACTAAATCTGTGCCACCCACCGCATAGCCCCGCGCCTGGGCATGCCGATCGGCCACCCCCTGGCGGCTGGGGTCGCGCGTTTCTTCGATCCGGCGGATAGATTCGGCCACCAGCACGTGCCGGCCATCTTCGGCCATCACCAGGCGACCGGCATTGGCCAGCTCATAGGCGTAGCGGCCCTTGTAGCCCATGTGCTTGTTGAACTGGCCAATGCTCATGACGTTGGAATCGGTCATGCAGACATCCCCTCAAACGCGGTGCGCACGTGGTAACGGAAGCGCCGGCCCAGGTACTCTGCGCGCGCCGCATCGTTGCGCAGGCGGTCGACCTGCAACAGCGGCTTGTAGTTGCCCTGGCGCACGAACATCAACACGGGCCGCACATCGACGCCACCGGTGCCCTGTACAGCCCAGATGCCAGCCGGCAGGTTGGCCATGCGCTGGTCAAAATCACCGCCCTTGGTGGTGCGGGCGCCCCCACGCATGCCGCCGTAGGTCACGATGTAGCGCCAGCCGCGCACAGGGCCGATGAACTTGTTGGCCTTGCCGCCACGCTCATGGATGCGCTGCATGGCCTTGGCGCCCATGTTGGCGTGGTCACCGGAGTTGTTGAAGGTCTGCAGGTAGCTCAAAAGCTGGCGTACAAACGTCCCACGCAGGTTGCCGCGGCCATCGTCACTGTTTGGGAAGGGTGTGGCGGGGATGGCCGTCTGGTAACCAGTGGGCAAAATGCCTGCTCGGCGCAGACGCACCTCGCTGCGCTTGTCGGCGCGTCGGCCGCCGTATTCCTGCGCCTGTAGGACGTGCTGGGGGTCCACACCAATCTTGCCGTCAGCTGTACCCTGCTCGCTGCGATAGGTGGGCATGACGACGGCCTCCAGGTTGTCCGGCGTGGCCATGATGACCTTGGGACTGCGCTCCATCCACGGCGTCACGCGGTCAAACGTGGTGCGCATGTGGGCCTGCATGTCGCGGCGCAGCTGAAAGGCAGCGTCGTTCAGCGCCTTGGCCGATGCCTCACGGATCTGGCGCTCCGACAGCGCCTGCAACTGTTTCTGAACACGCTCCACACCTACGATCTGCGTAGTAAGCCGCATGGACCAGTCGACACCATGGCGATTTATTTCCATACACCCTCCCCCGCCCCCTGAGCCATAGAGGAAGCCGCTTGCACACCGTCGGCAGGCTGCAGCCCATCCAGGCCTTGGGCCACCGCTCCAGCATCGCCCACCAGGGTGATCTGCAGGCCACGCAGGCCAGGGAACACCCCTTGCGCCTGCAAACCAGATACCAAGGACTGCAACTGGGGCCACTGCTTGACCACAGCCCGCATCTGCGCCGCGTTCTCTTGCGTGCAGGCAATCACTCTTTTCACCTCTTCCATCTCATTTCCTTTGAAAAATGGTGTGTGGGGTATGTGTGGGCCATGCTGTGGGGCATAAAAATGGCGTTTTTGCTTGCTGTGTGGGGTATGTGGGGTATGTGGGGTATGGGTGCGCACCTGCATGCACACACATACATAAGGGTCTGATGCCGCACACTTACGCGCACATGCGCACGCACCCGTAAGGCGTGATACCCCACATGCCCCACAGCCCTTACAAATCAAGCACTTATTGCCCCACGGCATAGCCCACAAGATGCCCCACATACCCCACACAGTTGGGCGGCGAACAGCGCGGCGCGTCATACAGCACCCCCGTTCAAGTCTTTGATGGCGATCTTGAAGATGTCGATGCGCTCGCCCAGCCACTCGACTTCCGCGCGGCCGGCGGGCAGCTCATGGCCTCCAGCCAGGAAGCAGACGCTGCTGGGCCCCTTGGTGCCAGCCGGGGTTTCGAAGCGCTTTTGCAGCACCTTGGCCCCATGCTTGCGCTTGATGTCGTTGGAAAAGCGCGGCAACGCGAGTGCCCGCTCGCCGGTGGCGGCGCACCACCATCTATAGACCTGGTAGAGATCCATGCTCAGGCAGGGCGACAGAACCGCCGGGCGACCCTTGGCCGGGAAGCCGGGTACATCGCCCGCCTCAAAGGCGCGCATGAACTTGCCGGGACTATCACGGCTTAGACCGATCAGCTCCTCCTTGGCGGCCGTCATCGGCGGCAGCGTGGCATTGCTGAAGCCTGTCAGGTCGACCTGCAACAGGTAGTCATACAGGGCCAGCGCGCCGCCGTTGTCGATCTCGGCCTTGACCTTGGCGTAAAACTCCGGCGTCAGCTTGGCCGGCGTCCAGATCACCGCATGGCGGCGGTCATCCTCCTCCAGCACCACGGGCATGGCCTCGTTCGACAGGAACACCATGTTCACGTGGTTGGCCTCGTAGTAGGCCTGCATGTTCTTCGGGTTGATGCGGATCTGGTCGCCAGTGATGAAGGCCTTGAGCTTGTTCTTGACGTGGAACAGGTCTGAGCGGGCCACCACCTCATCGGCGATCAGGAACAGCTTGCGGCTGGCCCAGTCGTTGAACTTGTCCTCGATCGCGCTTTGGTCGATCGTCCAGCCGTACTTGCCGAATATGGCCATGTACGCCTCAAAGAACATGTTCTTGCCCGTGCCCTGCGGGCCATGCACCACGATGGTGGTTTTCATCTTGGCGCCGGGGTTCTGTAGTGGGTAGGCCAGCCACTTGATCACCCACTCATACAGCTCACGGGCCTTTTCGCCGCCTTCGGCGCTGCACATGTGGTCCAGCAAGTCCATCAGGTAGGCGCAATCCCCAGGCACCGGCTTGACGGGCCAGCCGCCCCACAGGTTGCAGCTGATGCTGGCATCCTTGCAGGCAGGGTCAAACCCCACCTCCTCCGGCCGCACGATCATCCGGCCGGGATGTTCGCGCCAGGTGCTGAACACGTCGCTGGTCAGGCACAGGTGGCCCATGTCGGTGAGCGTCACCAGACGGTGCTCGCTGTGGTCAAACACCGCACCGCCCTGGCCGTAGACCAGCGCAAAACGCTCCAGCAGTTCGTCCAGGGAATCGATAGGCTGCAGGGGCGCCATGTCGGCCGCGGCATCCACCCCCGCCCCCCCTGCGCTGAGTGCAAGGCGCTGCGCAGCCTGGCGGGACTTCCAGCCAAGCTCCAGCAGGCGGGCCTCGACCTGGGCGCGCACCACATGCAGGCCTTCGGCCAGGTGCAGGTCGTTGTAGTCGTTGAGCTTCTTGCCCTGCTCCAGCCAGGCCTGCCGCACCGCGGCCACATCGGCAAACTGCGGGGCCAGCCAAGCGCCACCCACCTGCATGGCGGCCGTGCTGGCCATGGTCACGCCGGCGTTGGCGGCTTTGTGCTCCTTGCCGCAGTGCGGGCAGGTGTTGCCGTCGGGCAACCACACGCGGTGCTTGCACTCGATGCGGCGGCCCGCCTCGGCCGTGGCATGGGCGTTATCGGCGTGGCACTTCTGGGTGTTGTCATCGTCAGCGCACACCAGGATGCGCAGACCCTTGTAGCGCTTGCGCAAGGCCTCGGCCACCGGCGCCAGGTTGTTGGCGTCAAACGCCACCGCCACTGGCAGGCCCGTGCAGGCGTGCAGGCTGGCGGCTGTGGCATAGCCTTCGGCCACCAGCAGGATGCCGCCGTCCTGGGGCATGCCGATCAGGTGGAACTTGCCCTTCTTCTCCAGGCCCTGCGGCCAGTATTCCTTCTCCATCGCGCCGGCACGGCGGTCCTTGCCACGCACCACCTGCAGGCCGTGGATGTGGTTGTGCACATCCAGCAGCGGCACGACCATGGCGCCCGACGGAGAAAAGCGCACGCCGTAGCCCCCCACGCCCTTGCGCTGCAGGTAGTCGCACTCGCCCGTGGGCTGGCAACGCTTCCACATCGCGGTGGCACGCTGGGCGGCACGCTCGGCCACGGCCTTGCGGACGGCCTCCGCGCGGCGGCGGTCTTCTACCAGGCGCTTGCGCAGCGCTTCGGCCTGCTCGGGGCCGAGCTTCTTTTGCAGGTTGAGCTTGACCTTGGTGGCGTTGTTCTCAGCGCCGCGCCACACGCCAAAGCTGCCCACCAGCACCTCGGTGCCATCGTCCAGCCGCAACTCGTGCAGCATGTACCAGCCCTTGCGCTCGCGGCCCTCACCCTCCACCCGGCAGCGGCGCATGCGCCCGGTGTCCAGGCTGTCGACCAGCAGGCCGGCAGCTTGCAGCTGCAGCAGCACGTCTTCATAGTTGGCAGCCATGTCAGTAACTCCCAGCCCCACTGACTACACAGCGAATGAGGCTCGAATTACCCGCTTCCGAGGCGCAGGGGAAGGACCCAACCCCGGGGGTGCCTGCCGCAGCAGGCGCAGCGCGTCCAACTGACACGCCGCGTGTGCGTGCGCCATCCATACGCTGAAGGGGTGCGGGGAACGGGAGAGCCGGCGCGCGCCTGGGCGCGGCAGAGTTTGCGGGGTGGAACATGGCTGTGCCTCTTGTTGTGCGTAGGCCTGGGCAGTCACTCCCTGGCCTGGTGTTGGCCTGTACGGCCTGAAGAAAAGCGCCCCGCATCCCACCGGCACGATTCAGCGTGGCATGCACCACGCCGGCCATGCGGGCGGACAAGGCCCAGCCGTGCCGGGTTGTTGGGGAATGCGTGGCAGAAACCAAAACTCAGCCCTCCTGATCGGGCTGGGGAACGCGCGCGGCCAGCACGCCGACCAGCGCGCCAACCCTGGCGAACAACTCGTTAGCCATGTCTGTGGCGCGGCGCACTTCGTTGGGGCTGTTGTGCTGCTTGCCGTGCAGTGCATCGGCAACCGCCCGGGTGAAGTCGGCCTTGGCCATCTCCACGTGCATGAACGCTTCCACTGGGTCGCCACCATCCTGTGGCGGCGTGGCGCGCACGCAGGTGTAGCCCAACTGCTGGGCCATGGCGTGCAACACCGCGGCATTGCCCGCAGCCTGCTGCAGCAACACCGACTCCTTGAGGGTCAGGTGATGGCTGGCGTTATTCGGATTCAGCTTGTTTTGGAGCGTGCCGGCATTCACACCCATACGGGCGGCCAGCGCTGCCACACCGCCAGGATGGTGGTGGGCAATCAGGTGGGCAGCATCGCAAACATCCATCCCGGGGGTGATGTTGATCTGCCCCCCCTTCTCAACGTTGCCCGCAAGGCCCGCCAAGTCGAAACTAATCACACCCATCAACGACATGCGGAGACCTCCCAATGAACGCCAAAGCACAAGCACCCAGCCGCCTTGGCCACATCGGCGGCCCGCACACGAACCACAGCGCCAAGGAGGGCGGACATGACACAAGAAGGCTTCACACCCACCGCAGAGACGCTGGATGCCATGGCAGCCGCCATGGGCGCGCTGGCGGGTTGCATTGCCAGCGTGCTGACGCCTGGGCAACGGCAAGAAATAGCCAAGGGGCTGGCCGCCACGGCAGCACGTGCCGAGGACAGCGGGGATGTGGCGCTGGAATCGCTGCTCATCGATCTGCACCGAGCGATGTACTGATCGTGATGGGACGATCAAATGCATCAACCGCATGCCAGGTACGCAGCGCAATAGCAAAAGACTTACCCATGGGATTCACCCCCGGCGATCTGGGTGATACGACCACGGCGCGGAGCCGTGGCAGCAGCCAGGTCAATGCCGCTCAGCTGCTCTTTGCGCGTCTCGCGCAGCAACATCATTCGGGCGTGTGGGATGCCGTCACGCTTCCAGTCGCTGACGCTGGGCATGCGCACATCAAACAGACGCGCCACCTCAGCGGTGCCGCCGAGCACGTCAATAACTTGGGTTGCATGAGGATTCATGCGAAACATTATTAGGAGTTGCTAATTTTATGTCAATAGCCACTCCGAACTATCATGCTGTTAGGCTTAACTTATGTCCTTAGCCGAACGACTTACTCATGCGATGGCTCGCGCCGGAATCACTCAGGCCGAACTGGCACGCCTTTGCGATGTGAAACCACCGAGCGTGCACGGATGGCTAAGCGGGAAATCCAAGTTCCTACGCGGCGAGAATTTGCTTCAAGCCGCAAGCGCACTCAAAGTTAATCAACAATGGCTTGCTACAGGCGAAGGCCCGATGTCGGCATCAATAAACATTGAGCAAGGCCCAAAACTGCGAGGGAAAGTGCCTCTGATTTCCTGGGTGCAAGCAGGCGAATGGTGCGAAGCTGTATGCACCGTTCATGTGACAGACGCCGAACGCTGGATGGATTGCCCTGTCACTCACAGCAGCCAGACATTTGCACTACGAGTGCGTGGCGACAGCATGACTGCACCAAGCGGAGCAACACGAACGTATCCCGAAGGCTGCTTTATCTTTGTCGACCCAGAGCGATGCGACCCCGTCAACGGAGACAGGGTAGTGGCCTGCCTGCTGGGAACGAATGATGTGACCTTCAAGGTCTACAAAAATGAAGACGGTCGACAATGGTTGCAGCCTTTAAACCCGCTGCATGAACCTATACGTGAACCCTTCAAGGTACTGGGCACCGTATTGGGCAAATGGGAAGACGGATAAACACCAAACAAATCAAGAATCCGAGGAGCATCCATGCGCCATCTTCGTACCGTGTCAGCAACCGTCGTACTAGCTCTTGCCGGCTGCCAAACTGCACCAAACACACAAGGCGCAGGCTACGGCGACAGTTACACCCCGGTAATCGACATGGACGGCGTACGGATGGAGCGCTACTACAGCGACTTAGACGCCTGCCGGTCTAATGCCCGAAAAATTGATTCGGGCGCTGCCACCTTTGGCGGAATGCTTGCCGGAATGCTTGTAGGCGCCGCCATCGGCGCTTCGTTCGGAGGTAACAGTGGATTTGCAACCGATGGCGCCGTATTTGGCGGCGGTGCAGGCATGGCCGCATCAGGCGGGAAAGCAGCACTCAAGCAGGAAACCATCATGGCGAACTGCATGGCAGGGCGAGGCTATCGTGTGCTGGCAGGCGCTACGGTTGCAACAAACCAATATGCGACTAGCCCATATGGACCAGCACCAGCAAGCACCCAAGAAGCAAACACCACAGCGGCAACTACACTGACTGCACAGCCGAACTCATTTTCCAAAGACTTGCCACAAAGAAAGATTGGCAGAAGCTCACATACAGTTGAGGCACTGGCAAGACAAGAAGCCTGCAGCCAGACACCAATCGCATATGTCGCTGCATCTGGCCCCGGCTTTGAAACTTACTCGGTCAGCTGCGCAAACGGCGATACATCCATGTACCGCTGCGAGTTTGGCAACTGCCGACTGCTCAAGTGATGCCAAATGCACAAGCTGATGCGCCGCGCACTCCCCTACGCATTCATGCTCTGCATCGCCGCAGGAACAGTAATGGCCGCCTTAGACTGGATCCGCACATAGGCGCGACACAACTTACTGACGAACGGTAGCAACTCCAAACAAAAAATTAGCTACTCCTATTGACCTGTGAATTAGCAAGTCCTAATATTCACCCATCGCAATCAATCGCGATGGGCACCACGGCATCGACCGGGGCCACGCCCCGGATCGTTAAACCTGCCACCTGATAAAAGCCCCCAAGCCAGCCGCTGCGACAGCGCCTGCGACTGCGGGGCCTGCCCATGACCGCGCCAGCAGTGAAAGAAAAGGCGCAAATCACCCCCTCCCTGCTGCAGGCCGCACCAA